ATCCTGAGAGTTCGAGGGGATACCCTTAGTTCGGACGTTACTTGAAGAATTAGGATTCTTGAGGTGTTCTGGGCGATCCATTAAGTAACCGTCGTAACCCCTTGATTCAAAGTACCTTGCAATCCCGTACTTGTTGTTCTCTATAAGCAGCGGATACCCGTAGAAAAACGCACACATCAACACGTCTTCATAAAAGATGCTAGCCAGATCTGGACGCGAAGCATACTCCACTACGAACATGTTGGCTGGTGCATCCATGCTAAACTTATTGTACATATGTAGCGCACCCTTCGAACCCCTTCCGTCTACTGTGGCATCAAGGTCATAGGAGTCAACCCCTCCAACGCCGATATGCGCGTTAGGAGCTATGCGTTTCCCCCGTTCGTCAGCCTTCTTGTTTCTCAGGTGGTCTGGCGGTAACCAAGCCACACGGAACCTGCCGTTTGGATCTGGGGAAAAAGCCACCTCTTCGTCTTTCTTTCTCCAGATGAAGTTGCCCTGCACCACGGGGTTAGGGTACAGGTTATCGTTATATTCTATCTGCTGATAGATCTTACCGATATTAAATAGACTGCCCTGGATGCTATCTCTAAAAGCTTCATCCTCAGTAAACGGGAACTGACGAATGATTTCGTTTAGTTCCGAAGGGTCATCTTTGAAGGAGTGCCGTTCGTTCTTTAAATACTTACGGCTACCCTGGTCTACAACCTCCCCGTCAACTCCAATGATTTCTTTTTCTGGGTCGTCCACAACAGCATTCCCGTACTGGTCAAAGAAGCCTTCTAGTGCTTCGTAGGCTGGGATGAATATTCTGTACAGCCCCGACCTTGTTCTTCCGTTGTTGTTTCTCTCATTGGGGTCGGAATCCTGCCACAAGCCTTTGTACTCCTCGCCGCCTTTATCCATAGGGTTTACCGTGCTCCCTACCAGCGCCTTGCCCACTACGCGCTTACCTACGATAAGACATGTACGCTCGATACGCCATGCTTCTCGGATATCGGTAGGCTTCTCCCATTTGCCTGCCTCATCGAGGTACAGCATATGTAGCTTCTCACCATCGTATGCGTTATTCGTGGTGTTCTTCCAATTGATGACGCTGTTAAGGGCGTCGCCTCGCTGAGACGTCTTGTTGTTCTTCGTGATACGCTTAGATGGCTCACGGAACGCCAGCTCCATACGGGGGTTGGTAGTACCGTCCTGGATAGGCTTGAAGAAGAAGGGGTAGCTGCGGAAGATCGCAACTACTTTCTTCATAAAGATGTTTTCCTGAGCGTCTTTACCAGTCTTTGACTGAATGCCCAGAAGCTTCTCTTTAACTTGACTAGCCTCGTCAACAAGGACAGCAGAGCATACATTAGTGTAGCCAGAACGACGACACTTAGTATATAGCTGACCGAAACAACGGGGATCAGCTTCGCAAGCAGCCATGTGGAGAAAGATTTCCCTTTGGAAAGCGAGGTATGATGGGTATCCGATATCAATTTTAGACCATTGTAGAAACATATAGTGTCGCCCTGTAATATACGTAGGGACCCCATTATTGTAAAACCACACACCGTCACGCCTACGCTGAAACTCTTGTTCGATGTAAGAACGAAACTTCTTTCGAAACTCGGAAGGCTTTTCGAGCCACTCATCCATACTGCGAATCCTTTGCAGCTCTTCAGGCATAGCGATGCGTTGCCACATCTGCATTGCCTTTGGCTTTTCATGGAAGAGAATCTCCGATCGCTTTGGTTTCTTTGGGAGTACAACGAGTAGCCCATGGAGCTCAATGACGTCTCCTTCTGTACCGTTAGGGTCGATCTTAATCCCTTTAGTTTCATAACCGTCTATGTCAATCAGTACAGACATCAGTAACTTCTACCAAATCTTCCCATTCTTTTGAATCCTGGGGCTCCCGTCTTGGGATTGGTGAGCTCCATCTGGGCTCCGCATTCGCATTGACCTTCTACATAGTAGGCCTCTCCGTCTTTTACTTTCATAGTGAGAGATCTCTCAAATCTCTCGCTACCGCATTCTGGGCAATGTAAGTCTGGCATTTTAAATTTTGTTTAATATCTCTTTAAACAGAGACGCTAGATTTTGATGCTTTGTTTCTTTGTCATATATCGTTTCGCCTTTAGGTGGCTCAACGTAACGAAAATAATCTTTTTGATGAGGCATGGCTAAAACTCTGTAGTTGTTTTTTTTAGCTATACATCCAACGTATACATCTGATGGGTTTTTCGGAGAATCTAAAACCATCTTGTTCCATCCTTTGAATTCACGCGGAACAAACAACACGCCAGAACCTGGTATGTCCAAGTCTTTATCGTATGTGTTTTTTCGTAAACAGGCAACAAAATTAACGGCTTTGTTAAACATTATTGTTTTACCGTGATGAGATAACATAGCTGGACCAACCTTTTTATACCTCTTTAAGAAATCAGAGACATAAAGCTTAGGATATACAAGATCGTCATCACAAGAAACAAGGTGGCCTTCAAAATCAGGGAGCTTGGTGAACCTACCAACAGAACCAATATTCTCACCTATGTGTATAATGTCTATCCAGTCTTCTTTTAGCCCTTCAGGAACATCATTAAATCCATTCAAACAAATGAATAGTTTTTTAACCTGCCCCTTAAGAGACATAACGCATTCTAAGGATTTAGGATACCTGTTAGGCATCATGCACATAGTGCCGTAAACGTCATCCATTTTTCAGTATGTCTAATAGCTTGCTATAAAGCACGTCTATGGTGTGGTTTTCCAAAAAACAAGACAGAGATTCTTTTTTCATTTTATCGGAGTCAAGTCTACTGGTTTCGTTTATTATGTCTAAAGCATGCTCAGCCGTTTCAAATATCCTTCCATTAACACCATCCGTTACATAGTCCTCAATGCCTTCATTTCTCAAAACTAAAGGGCAACCACCCGAAGCCATAACGTTAAACAGCCTATTGCTCTGAATGTGAGAAAAGCCAGGTTTTCCTGAGGTTGCGCAAATCGAAAACTTTGCAGCTCTATAAGCATTTGATTGACTTTTAACCAATAGGTTGAAATCAAAATTATTTCTATTCATTGGGACATGATCGTTCTCCCTTTTAAAAAATATTTTGCTATCTACGTTTTCTAGTATTTTTTTTACGATCTTGTTTCTGTCTCTGTGTGCATCGGTGTCCCAACTTAAGGTTCCATAAAAAGCTACATCACAGCTGTCAAAATCTATTTCTGACTCAAACTTATATCCTGGTTGAGTAATATACCTGGAGTTCAGCCTAGAGGAGATAACCTTATCTTTAATTATATACGGCGCTAAAAAAGTGCAATCAGGAATTTTAGTGAGAACGTCAATAGGAGCCCAATCGTTGGTCCATAATATTAACCTCACGTTGCTAGGGACCCATGAAACGAGCTTGCTGATTGATTCTAAGTGCCTCCTGTGAACGTACATAATGATGTACCCATCATTAATTATTTTTTGTCGATCCTCATACAGATAAAAGAAATCCCTTAAATCAAAAAGATCGCTTTCATTAAGGGATAACTTAGCCCCACTGTCTCTCCATAGGGTAGATCCATCCCAGTAGATTCTTATTTTCATTGATACTTAATTAGTACACCCGACAGGATTCGAACCTGTGACCGTCTGCTTAGAAGGCAGATGCTCTATCCAGCTGAGCTACGGGTGCATTTCTTTGTCAAAAGTAATGTTCCAAATGTGAACATTCCAACAATCATTAAAATGTTCGGTTCGATCGGGATTGGTTCGTGTTCTTCGCACCACCACGGTGGGTTAGGCGTGTTACATGGATTAAAATGTACGGTGCTAGATACATCGGTAGACCAGTCATGAGTCCATTCATCGCTGTAGTAATCTATAGTCGAAGGATAGTCAGTTAGAGTTCCGTCCTGCTGGGGCATCGTAGATAATGTTGAAGTCTTCCTTTAAGTAACCAGCCGTATCTGTCTGATTATCAAAGTCATAGTCGTCCCAGTAGATCAATCCGCTAGCTTTACTTCGAGAAGCGCTCGGCGAATCCACCTGAGTAGTCTTTTTCTTGTTCGATTTCTCCATTGTCTCTGAGGTCTTTAACCATTTGTTCTAGTCTCTGGCGCTCTACCAGAAGCTCTTTGCAATCAATAGCTGTCTGCTTGATAGACTGTAGCTCCGCTTTTCGGGCAGACCCACCAGCTTCAGGATCGACAGGCTTCTTTATCTCCTCGATCATGTTGTTGATAGCCACCTCCATACTAGACATGAGGCGCTCAGCCGCGCTGATAGTAGTGAACTTACCTTTCGACATACATCAAGTCTTCTGCTCGGACGCGGTAATACTCTGTACCCTCGATTGTAATGCGGTAATCCATGTTCTTTTTGAACCCAACTACGTCTCCTACTTCGAGACCTAGCTCTTCCACCCAAGGCGGAGTAAAAGAGACCTTCCCTTTCGTGACAGGGCTTTCCTTAAGTTTAACAACGTCGATAATATCAGACTGTTTCTCTTCTCTTTCTTCCACTCGTTCGAGAAGTGACCAGCCCGCCAGCGGACGTATGTCCCCAGTCTTTGCAGACTTGTAAGCAATAGCCTGGTTATTAACGGTGTGATTAGGATCAAACCGTACAAGATAGTGATCATCATCACCAGTAAGAGGCTGACCATCGTTAATAACAACAAGATGATGGAAGTAGAGTGTGTCACCCACTTCGACTCCAGTATCGTATTTAAACGGGACCGCCACGACGGGCGCTTCTGTGGTTCTGTTTTGGAATTCATTAAATCTGTTGTCTATATAGAGTTCTAATCCGCTTTCGGTTTTCATGGTGTCGTTGATGCGTTTCTTGATTTCAACAACGAACAAGTCAAACGTTTTCATTAATTAAAAATTTAAATCGAATTCTAGCATGCAAGGCATTTCGTCCACGCTCTTCCAAAGGAGGGTTCCTTCTTCGTTCTCGATATAGATGAGGTATCTTTTCTTACCAAATTTATGAAGATGGTAGTCATCTTCCAAGATAGCAGACACTTCTCCTTTTCCTGCTCGCATACCGATATAGTACGCCATGCCGTCTTTCGGCTCTTTGCCGATGACGATCTTTCTAATAAGTCCTTCCATTAGTTTAACGATATACCCAAGTCACCCAATAGTTCATCGAGGTCGATATCGTCTTCGTCTTTGTATGCATTGTCCATGACTTCCTTGACAGCTTCTAACTCTGCTCTGCTTTGCAGGTTGAAGCTGTACATGGTCTTCATTTCGGCGTCTGTATCGCCGTGTTCAATTTCATCGAAGTCGATAACTCCTACGACAATGGAGGCTAGCGTCTGATCTTTCATTCCGAATTCGTCGATAGTCTCCTCCATCTTCTTGACGAGTGAGTACATTTCGGCGAAGAAGAGGGTGGTCTTAGAGTCCATGATGTAAATTTGTTTATCTCAAAGATACAACACAATTCATATGCCTAAGTCCACTGTAAAAAGATCCAGGTTATTTAGAGACTTCTCTAAGCTCCCAGATAAATACGTAAAGCATAACTATTTAAAGAACCTGCGGTCAGCTACGAACGAGTTCTTAGAGAGTAGCCCAGACTTAACCAAGTCGTATCTACACCTCATGTTGTTCCTTTACGACTTAGAGTTTTTCACGATTGACTACGTAGCGTCTGAATATGGTATGAATCGTAAAAACCTAGCTGACAGGATGATATACCCTCTGGTTATAGCGGGGTACCTATACAAACATTTCGATAAGCTTACTCCCTCTCAGACACTAGAGGATCATCTGTTCCGTGATGAGACAAAATATAACTACAGAGTTCGCTATGCGCTGTCACAGAAAGGTAGGCTAGCGGTACAGCGTTTTTACGGGTATTTAAATTCACGGGACTCTAACATTTGAAGCTCCTCAAGCTTGCTGTAAACTTCATCTCTAGTGTAGTGTTGCTTATAATAAGGCATGTCGTAAACTTCAAAGCCGTGAATATCGTTATCGCCTTTTACATCAACGCAGTCGAGGGGGTCCATAGGGAGTTCTTCAAAAACTTTTGCACCCCATTTGTTTTTTATGCCTCTGTTTATGACTGCATCAAACCCCATTTTCTTTTCGTCTAGACGACTAGTAAAAATATCAGAAACGTTAAATGTCTTTTTTATGGTTAGAGTGAAGTAAAATTGACCGCAAGAGCAAAAAGAATAATGTCTAGAAACCCAAGTTTTAGTTCTGGGGTTTAAAAAATCGTTTGAAACAATAGTGCAGTTCTTGCTGCCAAACGAAGCCACAGGGGGTCCCTTAAGTTTTTGTAGGCACTTATCCCAGAATTCATCAGAGTGAACACTGTTGCTACCTATCCAGCAAATGTAGTCCTTGTCCTGATCGACAGCGGTTTTAAAAGTAAAATTGAATTTTTTTGACAAGGGGTTGTTTTCGTGCTTATAATGATTCAAACCAAGCTTTTTGCAATAAGCCTCTTGATCTTCTTCATCTCCAACAACCACCGTAGTGCATTCATGACCAGCGTCTCTAAACTTCTTTAATACCTTAGCCATGTGCCACATAGACATCCTGGTAAGTTCAGGGCGCTTGTAATACAACATGAAAAAGCAGACTGAAGGCTTATCTACCTTGTCCACGGTATCCCTTTTTGTAGTTCTTGCTACGCTTGTTGCTTGACGTCTTCGTCTTAGCGTGTACCCCAGGGCGACTTACTTTGTGTTCCTCTGGGGCGAAGTTGTTTACTTGCTTAGCCATTCTCTACGGTGTAGTATACTCTGTTCTTCTCGTCTCTTCGGGCGCGTTTGATCTGCTTACGATTCCTGCCTGCTTCTTTGTAAGAGACATGCACCCAGTTGGGTTCTTCATCATCCCCGAACTCCCAGATCATCTGGTCCCATTCGAGGTTATTCTTGATGTAGTTGAAGATCTCTGCGTTGGTGACCTTCCCGTAGATATCTGCATCGATATCGAGCGCCTCCCCAATCATGTGCTGAGAGTACTTACTTCCTCCAATGGCTTTGTTCAAGGCTTTTGACCGATATCCACTGCTTACCCCGATTGGAACCCCGAAGTGATCGCGTACAGGCTGAAATACATTTTCTGCTACAGCGCGTAAGTTGTGGATCTCCCACTCTTCAGGATTGTTGGGGATACCTAGGCGACTCGCCGTGTTTGACTTGATCGCCTCCTTTAGAGTTAAATTTTTGCTTAACCGCATTCTTAGTTGCTACCCAAGCAGGGTTGATTCGTTTTAATTTAGGGTTGAAGTAGTTCTTACTTCCCAACTCCTCTACCCTTGAGGATATCCGCCATAGTCACCTTACCGTCACCAGTCAGGTCAGGAAATTCACCGCCTTCTTTGTAAGAGTTCTTTTTAATCCCTCCCGACATATATTTCTTGAGCATACCACCCTTTCCGTAAAGACTCGGCTTCTTTTTTTTCTTCTTTGCGTACATGCTACAAATATAGTTATTTCTTTTTTCTCAATCTGGACTTCTCCCTCCTCCCACGATTCTTACTCTCGGCCTCATACCCAGCGATCTTACCGCCTCTATGAGACGCATCTAAGCTGTCCCCATTACCGTATGTCCCCTTCTTGCGATTGTACTTATTGAGCTTAGCACGGTACTTCTTCATCTTAGTAGAAGCCTGGAACTTCTTGTACTCTTTCTTGTAGTCGCGCTTCTTGGCTTTCATCGCTTTTTACGCTTAAAAAACTCAATCTGTCTTAGACGTTTAACAGCTTCTTCTCGGCTAGAGTAACTCCCCATAGGTTTCCCTTTCTTACTCCTAACTTCAAATTTGTTGTTTTTCTTGACGATCATCAGTTGACGTCCCTAGACATCTTAATAACTCTGTATCCTGGGCCTCCTGGTTCGTAAGTAGCATTAACCAACCACTCATCCAAAACGTTACTGTCTACACCAGCCTCATCAAACAACTTGTACAAAGCTTCGCTGTCCAAAGGTTCATCTGGGTAGTTCTTTCTAGCCATTCTGGCTACGTCATCAGCCGCTTGCTTAACTGGTTGGCCAGACTTAACAGCACCCATCAAAGCTTGAACTCCTTTCTTACCTACAGACTTAAGAAACTGAGGTCCCAAACCAAGCAAAGCTGTAATAGGGTCTTCCGTACCCTCTACTCTCCCGCTATAAGAAGCAGGGTAACCAAGCATCTCTTCCTCATCCTTTCTTTTGGCCATTCTTTGGAATTCAACCATCTCATTCAGAGCCTGAATCATCCTAGGATCCATAGGCTTTCTAGTAGCAGTTGACT